AGTGGTAGTTCTGGTAATAGTGGTAATTTCAATTTAACTCAAAATTCAAATTCTTTTGTTCTTCAAAATTTCTCTGGAGGACTTGATGCGACGTATACAACTAATATTTATACCAATGATGTAACTGGTACAATAATTAAAAATGTTACAATTACAGGTACGGGATATTATGAAAAAAATATTGGAATTGGAAGCTACTCCTCATCAAGTAGTATAAGACTTACAACAACTGGTTTATGGAACGCTAGTGGATATTATACTTATACTAGTGGTATGCAATTTATATCTGCAAATAAAGGAAAAAGATCTATATTTAATTATGATGTATCAAATAGAATTACAACAATTCTTGGTTGGGGAGATAATACTTATAGTCAGTCTTTAAATGGAATTAATTTAAATCCTTTTGATATAAGATATCTTGGCGCAGGAAGTCTTTTTAGTGTTGCTCAACTAAATGATGGAACGATAACAGGTTGGGGAGATAATACTTTTAATCAATTACTTGGAGGAACAGGTTTAACAAATATTAAACAAATTAGTGTTGGTCATTATCACGTATTAGCGTTATTAGATGATAATAAAGTTACTGGTTGGGGAAATAATTTAAATTTTCAAACCACCGGAATAAATGGATCTGCTCTTACTTTAACAGGAGTTAAACAAGTTTCAGCAGGATTATTTCATAGTTTAGCCATCTTAAACGATGATACCATAACTGGCTGGGGATTAAATACTTCTTATCAAACTACTGGAATCAATGGTTCAGCATTAACTTTAACAGGAGTTAAACAGGTTTCCGCAGGAGGTACTCATAGTTTAGCGTTATTTTATAATGGAAGAGTTACAGGATGGGGAAATGATGCAAATTCAAAAGCTTCTAGGGGAAATGATCTAACAGATACTCAAAAAGTCTTAGCTGGAAGTACACATAGCGTTGCACTACTAAATAATAATGTTGTTACTGGATGGGGAAATACCGCATCGAATAGAAGAGTTGGAGAAGGATTAAGTGGAGTCATAGAGATTGCATTAGGAGCGAATGGAAATCATACTTTAGCTTTGTTTGAAAACTATACATTAACAGGTTGGGGTGTTTCTACATCTCAACAAACAACAGGGATTAATAACGCCGCACTTAACCTAACAAACATTTATAGTATTGCTGCTGGACAAAATCATAGTTTGGCTCTTTATAAATTTAATAGTCTAAATAATTTAAATTTCTATACATCTTTAGGAACTGGTGACGTATTAAAATTATATGAAGATAATAGAATAACCGGAGAGATTGGCCAAATATTCACTGGCTCTGGAACAATGACGGGATATGTTCAAGATTATGGTACAGGATCATTTATACAAACTTCTGGTAATCTTAGATATGTAGGCTTAAAGACTGGATTAAATGAATTCATCATTACAGGAAGTCATATAGATTACAATAATAATATCAATATTACTGGCAGATTGAGCACTGTATTTACTATATTATATACTGGAGCTTCTATTATACAAGACATCAATTCAATTGGATATGTTGGCAGAGTCGAAAGAACAGGTTTTGTAAATATAAATCAAAATGTACTAGTCAATGATTCGTTTGAATCCAGTAAATATTTTATCGCCACAGGCTCCACATTAATTAATTCTGGAATTTTATTCTCTGAATCAGATAAAGGTAAAATACAAATCAATGGTAATCTAATTACTGGCTCTGGTTTTGCTACGTTACCAGCAAATGTATATCCTGTAAGCGATCAATTTAGTGGGCTTTATAATTTTATATCTACTGGAACTGGTTTAATGACATTCACTGGTGAATACAAGCATGGCGGTATAGCTAGAGTAACTGGTGAGAATAATTTTATTACTACTGGATATATAAATGCTACTGGTCAAACGACTTTCACGCAACAAGATTTTGGAGTTAAATATTTAAATCTTATTTATACTGGCGAGCCAAATACTGGAACGTTAATACCAATAAACACTCTTAATGTTAACGCCTGGTCTATAGAAAGTGGATTCAATCATATAGGTGGTGGTTTAGCTACAATTTTAGGATCAGGAGACATGACGGGATATCTTACTGGATCATTCTCTATTACTGGCTCAACTGGAATATCTGGTAATCTAGAATATCTTGCTAGATATACTGGATTATTCTCTGGTCTAGTTACAGGATTCAAACAGGATGTAAGTGTTGGAGTATCCAATGCTCAAACTTTAGTATATAATACAAGTCCTTATAACATAAATACTGGTCAAACATTTACGGAAAATATAACAGTAAATCAAACCTTAACTCGAACTGGTATATTTAATTTTACTGGATTAGCAAACACAACTGGTCTATATAGAAGCAAAACAAATTTCTTAATTACTGGTTTATCAACTGGATACTTCCCAATTACAGGAACTGGTATTGTAAATCTTAGCGGATATGTTACATTAGATAAATCTTTAACAAACTTTATCAGTTATCCTTATCCATCTGGTAATAGCATTGCTTACTTGGATTTAACAGGATTAAATAATTTTAGCGGATATTTTATATCTGGAGTAAAAATTACTGGTTTATATACTAAAAATTATATTGGGTTATTTAGCGGATCATCATCTGGTCATTATACTGGAGTTTGGTCTGGTAGTGGAACATTTACTGGTTATCAAGAAATAATATTTAGCGGACTAGATTCTGGTAGAAAACTTGTAAACTTTTCTCAAGTACTAATAAATAGTGGTTTAGAAAGTGGATTAGTTCCAAACTATACTTTAGGTTTATATTCTGGTCTTAAGACGATTGAGAACATAAATTATAATCAAGCTCTAACAATAACTGGCTCTGGTTATATGGAAAAAATTATTAGTGGATTTGGATTAGCGGGAGTAACTAGTGGGTCAGGTTTAGCTTTACTAACAGGTTATCTATCTGGAATTCTAGATAAAAACTATACAGGAACAGTAAATTATGAGACTGGCATATTATTAACTGGATTTGCATTAGGAACTAATTTTGCACTAACAGGTTTATTTACTGGAACAATTACTTTAACTGGTATAATTAATACTAATTTAAATCTATTTACTTCTGGTAATGCAAGCGGAGAATTTTTAGATACCAAAACATTTACTGGATCATTTGACGTATTTACTGGATATAATATAACTGGAGATTTTGTCAAAATTAATCCAACATCTAGTGGTTATTATATAAATAGATTTACTCCAACAGGAGAGAATATATTAATTAAAATTAATTTTAATCAAAATATTGATCAAATATCTGGTAATCTAAGAGCTCAAATATATACTGGTTCTTTAACTGGTCGTGTAATTAATAATATAATATACGGAACAAGGTTATAATATGGGACAAAGAGGAATATTTAGATTAATCGCCGCAGACGTTGAGGGTACATTACCTTGTACAATTACTTCAAAAGAATTTGTACCCGCAGATGCAAGGGCAGATATTGTATTTACAAGACCTTATGGTTGGGAAAGCTATTTAAGTTTAGGATATGATTATGCATTACAAACTGGTTGTATGCTTCAAAATTTCTCATTGACTGTTTCAAGAGAACCAACTGATCAATATGATGAATATACTCCAACTACGAATCAAGGTAAAATGGAATTACAATACTCGATGGATCAAGATGCTTCAAGTTATTATTCTATATTTAGAATGTATAATGAGAGACCTGGATATTTTGAGGATCGAACTCAAAAAGACCTTGAGTTAGGAGTATGGGGTGGAGATGGAACAGCTTATAACCCTAGTAATAATCAATATCTTGCTTACTGGAATGCTTGGGGAGATGAAGCTCCAGGAGAAACTCAAGCTGGTCCACCAACACCAAAAAATAAATTTTATGTTGGATGGTATCAACAAAATGGACAATACTTTGATCAAATGTATTATCACAATAAAGGAAGTAAACCTGGAATCTTTGCAATAGATTGTAAGAATAATTATAGTGATGTGCTAATAAAAAGTAATCTTTCAGATGGTAGTGTCTATGCGTATTATCAAGATTCAAATGCTCCTAATTTTGGCTTACTTGGTGCAGATGTTGTTAATGGAGGCAGTAATGGAACCTATTCTCACGCAGAGAGCGCAAGTAGTTCGTCAGATGATCAAGCAGGAGATTCAACTGGACCAAATGATGGAATTCCAGGATTTAGTTTTGATGTTGTTAAACCTCAAGATGCAGAAACTCAAGCAGATACAGCATTTTTAATTGGTCTTCATAAGCAAGTACCAGAAATGGCTCCGTATATGAATGCAGATTTATATACTCCGAATAATTATGGGCATCTAAGATTAGGATATTCGGCAGGAGATAGTAATTTCTTTAGGATGGGAGATAATCAAGCTCAATGTTATTTTACAGTTGAGATGGGTGGATTTTTACAAGGCAAACAATTTATTTGGGCTTATGATTATTATTATCATAACATGGCTTGGAATTTAGATAATTATGCTAAATTTCATATGTGGACGCAAGAAGGAAATATGATATGGTTAAGTGTGCCAGCTATTACTGCGGGAGTTGGTGAAGCTGCTATATGGGCAAGTGATACAGATAATCTAAATCTTCTATGGGGAAGCAGAAAAGATGGAAAACTTCAATTATATAGTGCAGATGGAGATTACATTGCTCATTACGTAAAAGATGAAGCTAGTTTTTGGTATGCGCCAGCAGGAGGTACAGGTCCAGGCGCTGGTAGCGCAAATTGTAAATTTAGTTCTAAAGAGAATAGATTTCAAGTTTGGGAAAGTGCCCAAGGCATTTATATCGATCTTGATATAGAAGACCTTAGTCCTGTAGCTCCAGCGAATGCTAAATTTAGAAAAGTTTGCGCTGGTGGTAAATCAGCCAAAGGCGTAGACGGTAAAGATGTATATGTTCTTGCAACATCGGAATTTGATGCGGGAGCAATATGTGCAATTAGTTATGGAGATCCTTTCATAACATAAAAAATGGAGTATATATCAATATAAATATATAATATCTTATGGCCGAATTTAGTTATCCAATAAATCCACCTCAACCAGATCCTCCTACGAGTAATCCAAATCCGCCATCCCCATCAGATTCAAATCCTCCATCAAATGAACAAGAGGGTGATATTTGCGAATTACTACAACAAGCAAATGAGAATACTATTATTGAATGCGATAATGTTCATTTTGGAACACCAAAATGCAACGTAGATTGGGTCTATTTTAATAATTCTGCTTGCGGTGAAAGCCCAAAACAATATTGGAACGGAATTGGATATGTTGGGACTTTTTTTAGACCATCAGATGAAAAAGCATTTTTCAGAATTGAAGGAGATAGAGAAGCGGATGCGGGACAAGCTAATCTTTATTCTTATGCTGGAGGTATTACAGCCTTTGAAGTATATATGTATGAAGATGGACTTAATGTTAAAGGGTTACAAGCTGGTCAACTTGGAGCAGGAGAAACTTGCCACATTAAAATTTTTAAAAGTTCTCAAGAAACAGAAATTGATTTCCAAGGCGCAACAAATCTTAGCGAAGAAGGAGCTCAGATATTTAAATCTCAATTATATAAACAAACAATAGAAACATTTGTTAAAAAATATGATTATAATCAAGAGTTCGTAGGTTTAGAGAGCAATGTAAGTAAATCGCTTGTATGGGGAGGATTAAATCAAAATGACTTTTTTAGGTTAATGCATGATAATACAAGTCCTCAGCGTGGATTTTTAGAAATATTAAGAGGTGGCTATACAACATATTCGCAATTACAAGTAAAAGATGATAAAGTTAATCTATATTGTCAGTTAGGTAGTTCTGATTATTATTTTGGGATTGAGGCTACACAACAAAAAATTGAAGAAATTTTATATTTTGCAGATACAATTGTCAAACTCAAAGCAGATAATAGTGAAGCGTCTACCTATAATACTTATCGTACAAATGAATACGCAGCTCTTGTAAGTAAAAATGGTGAAGATTACGTATACCTTAAAGGTAACGGAAATGGATATTCATTCTTAGAGAGTAAAAATGGTGAAGCAAGATTATGGGGATCAGCAGATGGTGGACAAGATTATTTTGATTTAAGAACTCAAGGAGGAACATATTTACAAATAAATAATGGCGAAGATCGTTTATATGTTGCCCCAAAAGATATACCAAATAATTCTGATCCAGAAAAACATTATGCCAGCTTTAGCTATCTCTGGTATATAAATGATGAAGGTTCCCCAATTAAAGAAGCAATTATAGCTAGTGACGCTATAGACATTCGACATCTTGGAACTTGTTGGGCTAAATATCCATGCAAGCCTGTACTTAATGGCCCTCCATGTTTAGCAGATTTAACATTTGGTGGATCTTCAAATGATTATTGCCGACTCTCTGCTTTTGATGTTTATGTAGGGACTGGACCAGAATTTGAATTATATCAATATCAATATGGTTTAGATTTAAAAATAGCTAATAATAATCAAGTACGCGCTGCATTTTTCACTGATGGAGCTGGATCATTTAACTTAGACGTAAATGGAACATCTCAAGCATATGTAAATGCAAAAAATGCTCAAGGTAACTTACAAGCTTATGCTCATTTTATTGCAAGTTACAATGGATTCGTATTAAATAATCAATTTGATACATGTTATATGACAGCTGATGGTAGTTTTAGATATCTAATATTAGAAACAGCCTTTGGAACAAATTGGAGAACTGCGGCTGGTAATCAAACAGCAGATACAACAGTATATACAGCAGATGGTTCAAAACAAGTATATTTTGGAGTTAATAGTTCTCAAGCCTCAATGCAATTTTATGCTAATAATGGATCAAATCAAATGTTTGGATTTGCAAATCAAACTGTAGTACAATGGCAAGGTAATTTATTTGATTCTTATGCGTTAATGAAATCTGATACGTCAGAGAGTAAATTCCAAACTAGCAAAGGAAGCAATTATGCATATCAATTTACTTCTGCAATTGCTGCTGAATCAAGTTTAGTAGGAGCAAACAGGGCCGTATATAATGCAAGTGCGGGAAGCTCAAATTGGAGCGTTACAGCTGAAAATGGGGATGTAATTGCTTACTGGCAGGGCGGAGGAGGACAAGTCAGCATAGACACAAATGATGCAAAAAGTAAATTCATATCTCTTAAAGAAATAGATGTATGCGTTAAGGGAAGTGCTAAGAAAATGATTATATTAGCAAGTGATCCTTACTAATCCATATAAAATTCACCATCAACTAATCTTAACTTTTTTTTTCAGTTTCTTGTGGTTTTGTAAAATTCCTACTATCAAAAATAGAAAGTATTCTATTGAATTCTGGTGTTTCTGCGCCTTTTAAATCAACGCGAGCAAGATATTTAAATAGCAAATTAATATCTTGAGGTGTTAGATTAACTGTTACTGTTTGTGGAATTTGATTTTCTTGGTTCATGTCTTTTTTATCCTTTCAATTAGTTCAAATACTTTACTTTTACCTATATCTTGTATTATAGATATGTTTTCCGCATTTTCAAATTTTTCTTTAATTAATTTCTTTTTTAATTGATCAAAAGATATCCCTTTATCTTTCATGACTTTCTCAAGTACTGCGTGCGGAGATGTTGGATTATCAGAAGCAGCACTTGTATCATCTAATAATTTTGCATCTCCAAGCTCTTCTTGAGAAACAATATTGATCTTTAAGAAATTACGAACACAACGTACAAAAGCTCTGTTTTCTGCAATCGCAGCTAAGAAGAAACGCGCAAATGATTTTGTATTACTGCTTGTTGCATCAGCTAAAGCTTCAAATACGATTTCACGCCCACCAGTTTCATAATTAGGAATCCAAGTAATTCTGCAACTTGTTGCGAAATAATTCTCAGAAGCGGCTACCACTTTATATTCAACACTAGTATAACCCCTAATCTGGGCTAGTTCTTTAATTCCTCCCAAGAGGATAAGCAAGTCTTTATCTTCTAATTTAGAAACATCAGTCTCTTGAGTCTTTTGGCGATTTGGTACTAGATATTCTGTTTTAACCATCTTACGCCAATTAATTGTTCCATCTTCATTATATACATAATTAATATTTGCATTATCCAATAATCCATATTGGTTTCTTGAGATAATATTTGGTGGAGTCTGAGTAGTAGAATCTTTAATTCCATTTACATTTAACTCAATATTTGCAGAAACAAAATCTGCGAGTTGTGAACTTCCAACGGAAATAGTATTCTCTGTATCTTTAATTTTTGGGCTCATTCTATGATGATAGCACCTATTTTATCTTTGATCAAGTGAAAAAATATAAAAACTATTAGATTCTTTCCAAAACTCTGGATCATCTACAACTTTTCGGCCATTTTTATTTAACCAATCAAATTTAGAATTAAATTGGCCCTGAGAGGATACAATTATTTTAGACGAGATATAGAACATATTTGATACATCTTGTATATTTGTTTGTTTTTTATTATTATAGGTTTTTTGAAATATTAGATTATAATCCATATAATTGATTTTATATTTATTTAAATCATTATCATTTAGATAAGATATAAGAACATAGTTTATACCTAATTTCTTTAATTCCTTAACAAAATTTGAGTCATTATTATCGTCAATAATATACATCAATTGTGGTATATTACTCTGATAATGCTTCAATAATTCTGTATTTATAGGTTTATCTGTTACTATAATACATTTCTTCTTTTGTAAGAATATCTCAAGTCCTTGCTCATTAAAAGAGTAATCCATTCTAATAATTGGATTTGCAATAGGGATCGAGTCTGGATTAATTAATTGATCAAGGATAACTTCAAATGTCTTATTAAAATATTCTTCTCCTACATAAATAGTTTTTGGCATTTTTTCATAGTTTATATTCAATAGATCTAGAATTCCTTTAGCTATCTCTTCTGGTTTAATCTTATTTATATTCTTTGGATTTTCTCCTGCTGAATAAGATGGTTTTTTCGTTCCCTCTTTAGGATTAATTAATACTAGGTCTTCGTCTTTAGACCAATATGGTTTTACATTTTCTATATTATTATTACTATAAATTGCTACAATTTTCTTATTATAACCAGAAGCTATGTGTGCCGCAAAACTATCAGCTCCAACATGCATGATTCCATTTTTGATTATAAAAGCTGCTTGAGATATATTAGTTTGACCAGCTAGATATAAAGTACTATTAAATGGCTTATCATCTTTTACGCCAAGTTGTACAATTTTAATATTTTGTTTATTTAGATAAGGGATAATGATGTCTATAACTTCTTGCCAGAAATCATAGTTTTTAGAAGGATATTTACTAAATGGTTGAAAAGATATATATCTATCTACAGTTAATGGAAAGAAACTATCATAGATATAAGGTCTACCAATTTTAACTCCGCATGAAGTAGCATATCTCTCAAGAAGATGCATAATCAAACTCCTTTATATTAAATTGAATTTTAGTCTTTCCATTATGGATATAATCTAAAAATCTTTGAGTACCAGCAAAAGGTAAAAACGCAATTTCAAAATAACCTTCATGATTTCCAGCTCCTTCTAGCCACAAGATTTGATCCATTTGTGGAACATATTGTAATACTTTATGAATGAATGGATTACCTTGCAATATATCAAAATACTCTGGTTTTACCGCAACATATAGGTTATAATCAGGATATTGTCTTTTGATATTCTCAAAAAGTGCCGTAGACATGTAAATATCGCCTATAGATTCTGGCATTACATATAATATTCTTCTACCTTTATCATCTTTATCCAATAAATCTTCGAATTCTATTTTCTTATTCTTTTCATTCTCTTGTAAAGCTACATGTCTGAAGTAATTTTCAATATCCTGTCTTTTTGCGCCTTTTTTAAATTCATTCATCCAATATTTATGACCATCATCATTCTCATCAACATGTTTCATCTTTAAAACTTTATGATATAGTTCCGTAAGCCATTTAGCGTTATCTTCTAAGTTTTCAATCTGAACATATGGATCTTTCTCTTCTTCTTTTAAAGAAAAATCATAATCTGTAAATGGTGCAGCGTCTATAAAAGCTTCTATCTTTTTTCCTATGCTTTCCACCGAGAAATTTGTTATGGTCCACTCTCTAGCATTTTTTCCAATCTCTCTTCTTTTTGTGGGCGACATATTGTAAACTTTATTTAATTGTTTTGCTATTGAGTTTGGTTTTGTTGAGGCTTTAATAAATTCTGTACCATGCTCGCGATACTCTGACCAATCTAATTCTAAAGATCCAGCGCCTTCTTCACACATTTCTTCTCCGCAAGAATAATTTGTAACCAATGTAATTAGTTCTGTCAATTTAGCTTCTTGTATTGGAATCTCTTGACCTCCACTTGTAAACGGATGACAATATACATCCATAAGATTATAGACTTCATTTAATTGATCTTCTGTAACTCCTAAAGCCACATTGGTAGTTGTTTGACTTTTTTCAGAATTACAGAATCTACAATTAACATCTTGGCCATGAAATGGTTTAATTTCATAGTTGCCACATCTCTTGCAAATATATGTAGTTAATATCTCTCTTAAATCAATGTCATATTCTTTAGCTAATTTTGGAATATTCCATCCCTCACTCCAATGAGTATGTAAAAGTAAAAATGTGTTTTTAATCTGTGGATTGGATCTTTTCCAGAGAGCATATCCTTCAAGTAGGTTTGGAACACTTTTTCTTAATTGATTTCTAAATACAAAACCAACTATAAATGCGTCTTGAGGTATACCAAATCTGGCTCTTAATTCTTTTCTTTTTAGTTCTTCTAGTCTATAGAAGTTCTTGGTCTCAATTGGTCCATGCATTGTTTCTACATGTTGGTGTCCTAAATTATTAAGAGCTTTTGTTGCAAAATTACTCCAAATCCAATAGTTTTTTATTTTTGGCGCTTTCTCAACTGCTGTAGGTAAAATTGGCAACGAGTCAAGAGTTGTCCATAAGACAGAAGTTATTTTATTAAACCATTTCTTATCAATAGCAAAATCAATACCCCAAATATCTTGAACAGCTATATAGACATCTGGTTTTTCCTCTTGTATAACCCTATCTAGGTAGTGCGCACCATAACTTGCTAGTCTAGCTACATTTGGATCGCGATTTAATTGTTCAATTTCTTGAGGATTATCTGGTAATGCTCCTAATGATTTCCAAGGTGTTTTCTTTAATTCTGGATTAGAATATTGTAAACCACAAGCATAATTTACTATATCATATTTTCCAGTATGATATAAATAAGACAACAAGGCTCTTGTAGCTCTGCCAAAACCAGTTTTAGCAAGAGAAAAATCTGATTGATATACTATTTTCTTTTTACGAGACACAGTTTACCAGAGTTCGCTATCTTCTTCGTCACTATTCTTAGTTGGGGCTTGGCTTTGTTTAGCATTCTTAATTCTCTTAATATTCTCTACCTCTTGAGTCTTGAATATTGAATGTAAAGAATGCGTTAAGAATTCTCTCAGGAGACGAGCCTCGCTAAAATAAAAGCCAATAAGATACGATTGTTTATTCTCAATATTATCTTTATTCTCTTTTTGTACGCTATAAGAAAAACCTACTTGCTTATCATCTTTAATATAAGGGGCAAGCTTAATTTTAGTTATTTGCTTATCTGAAGAATGATAGGCTGAAAATTCAATATTTTTATCTAGAGTTTCTAGAAGACCCGCTACTTCTGTCTGAGAGAATTTAATTCTTGCGCTCTTTTGAGGATTATCCTTATTATCAGAGAATGAACCAGTTTTTGTTGATTCGTTCCAAGAACTTTGTTTAATTAATGAACTCCATACGGAGCCTTCTTTTGAATTTACGCTAAAACTACAAGCTGTACCTGTGTTTTTACTATTTGGTTTATAAAATGATATCATATAAGTATATTATTCTTTATTATTATCTTTGTCAACTATTTTCTTTAAATCATTTAATTTCATATAGATTTGTTGATCTTGGATTGCTACAAGATCTCCAAATATGCAATCATCTTTTTTAAGACCTTTAACTATTACTATATTACCCTCTTCAAAATTCTTATTATTTAATAATTTGTTATTCTCAATATTATCATTGAATATTAGGACGTTAATATATCCAGTCTCATCTGATATTTTTAATCTTACATATCTTGTCTTTTTCTCATTCTTTGAGACCCCAGAAAATACTTCATCAATTTGACCAACGAATGCAACTTTCGTATTTATCTGGATGTCCATTACATCAAGAATATAATTTAAATTCTCTCTTTTTTCCGAGAATATCTCTTTTAAAGATTTATCATAAGTATAACCTAATAGTTTCTTTTCGTAATACCAATTAGCAAAACTTTCGCTTTTACTATTCTGATTGTAAATTTTTAAGTATGGATCATATTTATTTTTAATAGTTTTTAATCTATTATCCTTAATAACAAGGTGATTCTTTTCATCAGTGAATTTATTAAGATGTTTTATAATTTTAATTAGATCATAATCAAACTTCTCCGCGAATGAAATCGAATATCTTTTCTCCTTAGATGTTAATATATTCCAGAGTTGAGCTTCTAATACGATTTTTGATCTTGATTGATTAAATCCACTTAATGCCCCAGCTTGGATAAGAGCAGAAAGAACGCCGATATTTAGATCCGCTTCTTCTGCGGCTTGAAATATTTCGAACTTATTTGAATATTTATTCCTAAAGCTATTTAGTTTTTCTATTGACTTATCGGATATTCCTTTAATTGAAAGTAGTCCAAATCTAATATCTTTTTCTTCGATAGAGAAATCCATATCAGATTTAATAATATGAGGAGGCAATAATTTGATATTAAATTCATGCATCTCTTTTTGTATCTTAGATATTTCTCCGATTGGATCAGGTTCATTTCTACTCATCTTTAGTAGTGATAGGAAAAATTGTTGTGGATAGTTAAATTTAAGATAGATAGTAACTGCGGCTAAAGCTGCATATGCTAGTGAATGAGATTTATTGAAAGAGTAATTTGCGGAATCTTCCATGATCTTCCATAAGATTTCACCTACCTCTTTTGGTAATTTATTCTGTTTTACTTTAGCTTCAATCTTTTTCTGCCAAGCTTTAATTTCATCGATCTTCTTTTTACCAACGATTCTTCTTAAGATTTCTGCTTCGTCTAATGTAAATCCTATTTTATGGGCCATCTGCATTAGTTGCTCTTGATAAAGAGCTACGCCACCAGTTTGTTTTAAAATATCATCAAAGAAAGGATGTATGCTTTCGTATTCATTTGTATTGGTATATCTTGCATATTTATCAACAAATTGAAGCGCGCCAGGTCTAGCTAGCGCTAACACTCCACTAAGTTCTTCTAGGTTTTTTGGTTTTACTTTCTGACAGACTTTAAAATTTGTATCAGCTTCAATCTGAAATAGACCATGTGGAGATTTTAGATCTTGCAAATTTCTATAGATAGATTCATCATTTAGATTAATATCTTGTATTTTTACACCAATATTTTTACATACATCGTCTACAACGGATACGCTTCTTAGCCCTAAAATATCAAGTTTAATATTAAATAGACTAACCCAATTCATATCAAAACTTGAAACAGGTTCTTTATCTGAAGAAAATTCTGTTGGACATACTTTCTCTAAATCATTATACGAAAGTAATACTCCAGATGGATGTACGCCCTTGTTCTTGATTAAGTCTCTAAGTTTTAGAGCTATTTCATAAACCTCTTTGTTTTCATCACACCATTCCTTAAATTTATCAATCTCTTCATATGCAGTTGTAATATCTTTGACTTGACCGAATATCTTGGGTATTAGAGAGGATATAATAGTCATCTCTTCCTCTGTTTTTTCACCTACAATTTTTCCACATTCTTTAATAAGAAGTTTACCACTAAGAGTATTAAGTGTTAATATTTTACTTGTTTTACCTTTAAATTTTGTTTCTAGATATTCTAATACCTTATGGCGATTATAATAACAAATATCCAAGTCAACGTCACACATTAAACTACCATCTAGATACGTTATTCCATCAACAACCTGCTTTTTAGCGCGAATCTTAGATATAAATCTTTCAAAATAAAGGTTATATTTAACTGGATCAATTCTTGTTACGCCAATAAGGTAAAGAATTAAAGATCCAGCAGCAGAACCTCTTCCTAGACCTACAGGTATATTACTTGTTTTACAAAAATTAATAACATCCCAGACAAGAAGTATATAATCTATAAAGCCAAGTTCTTTCAGCGTTTCTAGTTCGTACTTCGCTCGATCTACGTATTTTTTATATTCTGGTAGACTTTTGTCTATGCTTAATTCTTTAAAACCATTTAAAGCTAAAGCTCTTAAGAAATCATAATTCGTAACATCTTCGCTTAAGTTAAGATGTCTTTTAGTTGATGATTCGATCTTAAACTCTGGAAGTCTTACCCCATGTAGACCAAGATCTACATCTTCGAACTTGGAGCAAAAATCTTTATCTGTTAATAACTTATTCAAATTTTCCTTCATCATCTAGTCTGTCCACTTCCTTTGAAAATTCATTTAATCCTTTGGTTAATACTTTCATTGAGTTTTTATCTTTTAGAGAAAAGAATACATCTGCTTTTCCATTCTTTTTACCTTTCTGGACCGTAATTAAAAGATACTCAATATTAGAGTCATCTAACTTTTGAATCATATCATATATATCATCTAGTGAAGCCATATTATACCTCTATTTGCCATTTCAATTTATTCCATACTTTTAAATTTAAGTCAAGATCATTAATTGCATCGTGAAGTTTATCATAATCATGTTCAATGCCATTCTCTTTACCTAAAGCAGTTAACGAACTTTTTACGTTCTTTCTTTTTGTATGATATATCTTATATTGATATTCAATTAGATTATCTTTTGGATTGTATGGTAGATTATATTTAATACCTCTAGCTATTGCATTTGTATCTATAAATTTATTGATTAGATGATGCCAATTACAACCCATTGATTTATAGTATTCTTTTATAAGATAAATATCAAATCCAAGAGTATTATGACCAATAATATAATCTGCATGATCTAACCAATCTTTAATTGTAGGAAATATCTCTTTTGGATCATGTCCTTCTTTTTGAACTTTCTTGTGATCATATCTTGTGATCCTAGCTGCATCTTGGCTTATCCTAAGATCTGTTTGCCATTTAAGATAAAAATTTTTCTCATCAATTTTTTTATCACCTTGCACTTTGATCATTGCAATTTGCCAAGGCAGATTATGGCAAAAATTTAAACAGAGGTTAAAAGTTTCACAGTCTACGAAGACTAATGTTTTATCTTTGTTATATCTTAAAAGATGTTCGTCCATTATTTTTTACCTAAATAGCTTTCAAAACAGAATTCATTGCTAGACATGTGTTCTAACTCTGGTTTATTTAGAATACTTCTATTATTAATGCATCTAAATGTTAAATACGTTTTAAAATCTTTTCTCTTATTATAAAAGATACTTTTAACCTTTAGCAAGTCTAGGTTATTTTCTTTTGCATAAGTTTCAATCTTATTCTTAATAATAAGATCAAATGGTAAATCGTTATCTTCTATAAATACTATTGGTTTTGTAAAATTAAATTGAGGAATACAGATTGAATTTCTTAAAGTATTATTAAATATAAACGAATCGTAGAATGGTATTCCTAGTATTAGATCATCTGTCCAATTTTTATTTAAAATATCATAATCTAATCTTGGTTCATAATAAAATCCTGTTTTTGCAGCAATACTAAATAATTTAGTTAACAACTCATGCCCTTTTTTATTTCTAAAAAAGATAACAATTTTCGAAGTCTTTTGTCTAGATTCATCACTTTTATCATTAATCGATTCAGTTACGGAAACTCTTAACCCATAATTTAATTTAATATTATTTAATTTTGTATTTGTATAAGCCTCTAAGAAGGATGACATATTATCTTCAACTAAGAATATCTCTTTTAGATTATTATTTTTAGCTATCTGAATAATTGAATCTGGATAATCGTCTGCTTGATCTTTATTCTCAATAGTTAATATTGAACGACCGAGAGAATAATGAGACTTAAATAATGGTATCATTCTATTTAGTATAACTTAGATTCTACGCTAAATCAATCTAAAAATTCATCTTCTTTCTTATCCAAGAACTCATCTTTATTATTAATATTATTAAATTTAGGGCATCCAAGATATTTTCTTTTTTCTATTTTAAATCCTTTCATATCTTTAAATTTACCATCCAAGCTAGATTCTACGGCTTCACCTTTTTCATTCAATTTTACATAATATTCATAAGAGTCTCTATATGGACATCTCCAATTACCAATCCCACACATCCATTTATTTTTATCACTATCTATAGCAAAATTTGCTTTAGCAGAGTCTTCATTAAATTTATTAATATAATCATTAATATGTTCTAGATAATGCTCAAAGCCCTTAATCTGATCTTCTGTAAATTCAAGTTCTTGTATTGGCTGTTTAGGAAATCTAAGAAATAAGAATCTTACAATAGGTTTAAGTTTTGGCCATAATTTTTTACTAGCTAAACTATACATCATAGCTTGAATATTAGCTTCAAGGTCATCTCCCCTAAATTTAGCCTTGGAGCTTTTATAGTCAATTATAACCATTTTATTTTTTGATTTAATAGGCTTATCAATAAAGCCCTTAATATGGTATTTAGGGCTATCATTTTTAATTTCAAAAGCATATTCTGGAGATACGATCTCGCCATCTTTTTCGCCAAAGAAATCATGTTTTAAACCAACCATAATCATCTGATCAAGAATCTCAAAATTTGATTCATCTAATCCGACTTTGGCTTTTAATTTTTTAACTAATCTTGTTATTTCTTTGCTACCTTTAATAGAATTCTTTTTTATGATTTTAGTATAATGTGATTTATGCTTTGGATTCAAAAGAAGCTCAAAAACTGTGTGACATATCGTGCCTCTTAGCGCGCCATCATTTTGAGTCTGCGGAATCTTAGCGTGATAATTATTCCAATATACCCAAGAACAAGTCTCAAGCGTTTTGATTCTAGATGCGGATAATACTTTTAGAGATTGTTTTTCCATTGTAAAATTTCTTCTTTTGTCATTTCACCAAAATCTTTTCTTATTGGTAAAGCTATTTTAATTTGATTATCATCAAAGTATCTTTTTAATCTAGAATATATTTTTTCTGCACCAATATTACCTGCATTATTATTATTCGAATCATTATTTAAGCTTACATATATCTTTTTCGCGTCAATTTTAAGACAATAATTTAATATAGTTAAACTAAGATTTGTGCCAAATGTAACCAATACATTCTTGATGCCAGCTTGCCATAGACTTAACATATCTCCAATACTCTCGACAAGTATTACTTCCTTGAGATCTTCTATCATATTTTTATTTAAAAACAATGGATAGAGAAAATCATTCTTTTCTCCAAGATGTTTCCATTTAATTTTTGAAACATTAGTTACATCCCTGCCAGAAAAACCTATAATGTTATTATTAACATCAAATATTGGGAAAACATATCTATTCTTCATTTTGCCAGCTTTTCCAACTCCACCTTTAAATTCTATTAAGGTCTCGTCTTTAACGCCTCTCTTATTCCAGTATAGATTGTCTTTATCTAAATTAGATAATAAATTTAAATCAAATTTTTTTGTTGATTTAATTAATGGTTTGGGCATCTCTTGAGGTTGATGAAAAGCAAAATTTTTATTTTTAAGCCATTCCTTACCTTTATTTGGATCTTCTAGCTTTAGTGTCATGCTAATTAATGAGCTAAAATCCCCACTGATATTCTCTTTAAAATCAAACCAATGACCAGAGTCTTTATATATCTTTAAAACTGTATCATTATCACTGTCTCTATAAAGAGGTTTTGCTCTATACTCTTTACCATAATCTTTTAATTTATATCCGAGATCTGTTAAGATCTGATATACATTTACTTCGTCCATTCTAGTGCCTCGCTTATTGTAGGAAATTCTTTAACAAATATTTTTTTACATCTTTCAGCGATCTCTCTATGTTCTTTTTGAGTATTTTGTTCGGTTCTTAAGTCAATGTAATGAATCCAGCTTCTTAATGAGCCTTTCATGTACATTGTGGTTTGTGTTGTTAAGGGTAATATCATTCTGGCGACTTCCTTTGCGACACCATTCTCTATCATAGTTTCATAACAATGTTGAGATAAAGACAATGACTCTACTAACAATTCATTAACTTTATCATATGCATCTGTACCTATTGGCATTAATTTTTCACCAACTTGTCTATTTTTATCTCCCTGCAAACGAAGTTCAATATCTTCAAACTCATTTGCGATACTATATCTTTGGCTAAATTCTTGAAAACTAAATGATCTATGCCTAAGAATCTGAGCGGCAATACCACGGCTAGTTTTGATTTCAACACACATATCAACTAGTTCAAATGGACTCCAATGCTTGTGCTTTATTAAAAACTTTAAAAGTTTTGGAGCAGTTTCTGTATTCATCTGATTAGATGGATTACTAACTCTTGCACAAAATGCGACAAGATCTTCGGCATTTTTAATTCCTTTAATTTCTGGTTTTGTTATTGATATTAATTCTACGTTCATAATAATTCTCCATCATTTGCATTTTGATCGGTGAGTTCATATTGTTCTCTTTGTCTTTCTGCCACATCTCTTAAAGATCCGCGTTCTTCAATATTAAAGTTAGATACTTGATAATTTAGATAATTTTGCGCCCAAATCTCTTTACCAGCAGAATCCAGTCTCCTGACTAGATCTTGATGTCCAGCTGCGTCTTTGCCTTGAAATCTAGTTTTTGTTGGAATTAATTTATGTGTTCCAAACGCTTGACCATCAAGCGTAACTTCATCAAGAGTTTTCCTTCTAAAGATTGCTACGAATGATGCAAACCATTGAAGTCTATCTGATAGAGAGATTACAGAACTATCATCAACAACATTATTAGAGTTACGATTAAAATTCTCTCCTGTTCGATTTAACTGCATCGCGGTAATGATTGGGCAATGTATTTCTTCGGATATCCTTTTTAATTTATCAATCTTATCGCCAATCGCTTGATGCTCTGCCCAGTTTTGACCAACTTTTTCTCCAGTTAATTTTATGTAATCGTAAGCGATCATCGCCTGATTTCCTCTACCAACTTTAGAAAGATACCATCTACGAATAATTGAACAGACTTGATCAATGTTTTTATTTCCTACGTGATAATGAAAATATTCATAAGTCTTAACTTTCGCCCAAGCAGCTCTAACTTTTCTAGTCATCTCTTCATTTTTACGCCAATTACCTGTTTCTAAATACCAGACTGGTACATCCGTTAAAGACGCAACCATTCTCAATTGGATATCTACAGTCTGCATTTCTGTATCAAGAATTAAAGTTTTTGTTTTATTCTTCGGATTAATTGATGTTTTAAAACAAATGTCATTTAACCATGTTGATTTTCCTTGACCTGGACGACTTGCAATTGCATAAATATTTCCATTCTTTAAACCTCCATACATCCTATTAAATTCTGAATATGGAGTAATTAATCCCGTATCTTCTTTTGGCGAGTTTCCTATCTCTTCAACCAAGTCTTCAACTTCAGCAAATATATTAGTAGGCATGTCATTCTCTGAATATGCAGATATTTTCTTATTATAGATTTGATCTATTTTACCAATAATATCATCTATTGAATCTTCTGAATTTTTATTTATATATTCTTTCAGCTTATCAGCAGTTTGAGATATTTCTCTGCGTATTCTTAATTTAATTAGTTCTTTACAGGCATTTAATGTTGCTTCTTCTGTAATCTGCGAGAAACTTAGATTATCAATATAATCAAAGATATTAATCTCATCTTTAAATGATATACCTAGATTTTTAATCTTTTCTGCTAATAAAACCTTATCTACATTTTCGCCCTTATGTTTTATATTTTTGAATACAGAATATATCGATGAGTGAACATCATTATAAAAATCATTTTCGGTTAAAAAGACATCAATATCCGCAAACAAATCTTGATGCTTTAAAAGCCCGCTTAACACATGCCTTTCTACTTGTAGAGAATAAATCATTCAGTATTAGATGATACCAAAGTAAAAATTAAAAGTCAAGTATTTTAATTACTTTTCTTCTGTATCGTCTTCGTCTTCTATATTTTTTCTTGCAATTAAATCCGTTGTCGCTTCTAAATTTAGTTGATCTATGCTTTGACTCCACATATTTGCATAATACAATAAAGCCATAGCATTTATTTGATTATCAAATTTTGTAAATACTTGAGGTTCTCCATTTGCCGAAAAATTAAATAAAATATATCCGCCGAAACTACATTCATCGATCTGTTTTAGAAGTGATTCTGGTACTTTAAATTTTTTCTTATTAGTCACTACCATTTTTTACACTTAAATAATAAGAATTCCACATTTTTCTTCTATATATTGTGGTGAGATATGCTTTAAATCATCTTCATACAATTCTAAGAATTTAAATTCATTCATCTCTAGCCATTTTTCTTTTTTTACATCTCTTTTTATACTTTGAAGATATTTTAATCTAGAATTATCATGAAAAAATTTATTAAATGATTCATGTTGACCACCCTGTATCTCCACGGCAATCTTTTTTGTTGCATTTAATATATCAACTTTAAGCATCGTGCCATAGACAGGAAATTCTTCATAAACAATATGATTTTTCCAGTAAGGATAAAAGAATTGCTTAAATTTAAACTGTAATTTACTACGACTTTTACCTTCCCAATCTATTAGATTTCTTCTTACGTTTTTATTAACGAATTTGCCGTTAATATTCAATAACCTCATGACGCAAGAGTTTTAATAAATTTATTATAAAAATATTCTGTAATCTCTTTATTTTCTTCAAGGTATAGTCTGAGGTTGTCTATGCCTTGATGTTGCTTTTTAAGCTCAATATTAGATTTTTTAAGTTCATCTATAATTTCATCAGAGAATGTAACCCATGCACCTTTTGCAGTTGCAAACTCCCATGAAAGAATTTGATCTATTACTTCATATTCTTTCCAAACGGAAGATCCTTCTTTCCTACCATATTTGATTGGATACTGTACTTTAGAATTCGTGGATTCATTTGTAGATTTTTTGATTGCAATTTTTACATTATGTCCAATAATTTTATTTTTGACTGGATCATATTTTTCATTTGGCTTTTCAAGAATAAGATCCTTATTGTAACGTGGTTCAAATTCAAGAATCCAATTTGCAAAATGTAGTAATGCATTACCGCCAGTAGCTGTAGTTTGTCTTACTTCCTTATTAGCAGCATAAGGATCGAGTTTAATATCTGAGCGGACTTGACTAATAAAGATAGCCATATGACCACGTTTTGATAATGCGAGCGAGATCTTCTTCATCAACATTGAAGATATAACTGCTCCACCAGCGACTTTAGTTGCTTCACTTAGGGTTTTATCTTTGTCACCTTTAGTTACAAGACCATCAACTGAATCTAAAATAAATATATATCTTTTATCTTCATCGTTTGATTGAATTAAGTCTTTCATCAATTCAGATACTGTCTCGAATATATTGCATTCAAAAACAAAGCATGTACCATCAACCCATTCTTTAGGGTCAGTTACAAATTTAATACCTGATCTATCTTTAATCTCCTTACTAAGGCGACCTTCCGCTTTAAAAAGCAAAGCCCTTGAGGAATCTACTGTCTTAAGAAAGTTCTTGGCTACCTCTAGTGCTTCTGAGGTCTTACCTCCTTCATTCATCCCAATAAATCTGTGTAAGCCTGGACATAGACCACCGCTAGTAGCGATATCTAGATTAAGACTACCAGTAGATACTTTATAATAAATTTCATCTTCAAAATTATAATGATCTTCTTTATTATCTTTTAAAAATGATAATAATCTATCTGATGCAGATGGACCAGATGTTTGAGTAATTTCTTCTTTAGATTTTTTTGGCATAAATATATCTTATCACTTATTTGTGTTATTTGCAAGAGTATTTTGTAATAAAAGTTCTTTATCTTCGACAATATTTTGCTCTTTATCTGCTTCTTCGAATAATTGAATCGTTCTATAATTATCAGTCGGAGATTGAATACTCTTTAATTCATAATTCAAAGAAGGCGAAAACCAACTGGCATTTGGTGGGGCAAAGCAATTTACATCTGTTTTAGACAAGTTTTTCATCCATTTCTCTTTTGATTGTAGTCTATAGTGGTTTAATCTGAACAACGAAGTATTCAGAAAGTGAGGGTCGCGATAAAATATATTTTTACTACTATTCTTTTTCGCGTTGCATAAATGTATGCCAAACTCTTCAATTTCAGATGTTAAACATATATATTTTAATTGGCAATAATTTTTAATAAAATCTATGCTCTTCTCATCAATACTCTGTCTCTTAGTAAACGAGTCTACTATTTTCTCTGGTTGTTTTATATGACCATTACTACCAAATAATATAGAAGGAATATAATAGATAGAGATATTATCTTTTTCCATTAATGATATTGGTAAAGATAGACCTTTGCCTATTGGACTCCATATATATTCATCTATGTCACACACGATGAACCATTTAATATCATTTTTAATCAAATTAAAGAAATTATTATATATTATATACTGTCTATTTATAAAGTTTAGATTTACTTTTACGTCGAATAATGTAATAAGATTTAATTTAACATATGGATTTAGAACTTCTAAATAATTATCGCTACTACCATCATTTATAAGATAGAAGTGTTCTATTCCTCTTTCTAGATAATGATTGATCCATTCAGTTAAATATGGAGCTTCGTCTTTAAATATTGCTCCTAGCGCAAGATTATATTTCATTTTTGTTTTATAAAATCTAAGATGGTTTTAGGTTTTACAATTATAGTTTTATCTTCTTGAACTTTTTGCGATTCAAGTTGTATAGTCCTTTTTTCTAGATTAAGATTAAACATCTCATATTCTTTTATTAAGAAAGCTTTTCCTTCTGGTTTAATAAACCACGCAAGAGACGGCGGAGGACTTCCTAAATCTTGAAGATTTTCCCAAAAATCAAACGAATTAAATTTCTTTATTAATTTCTGAGCAATTTTTATTTCTCTTGGCCAGTTAATATTACCCTTAACAAATTTTTTTACAATCATTTGGCATAATTTATGGTTTACTGATTTATTTTTCGTCATGACCTTCTAATGCGCCTCTTTTCCTTAATTCCTGTTCTCCTGTTCCTTTAGTTAGAATATCATATTCTGGTTTTAGTATTTTTGCAATATTTATTAATTCTTCTTTATTCATACCTTGTGGAAGGTTTAAATAACCACCTTCATATACTCCTCCTACATGGCTTAATCCATCTCCTTTATTTGAAGGAAAAAAAACTAAACGATATTTATTATAGTAATTTATTGATTGTAGATATTTTTCAGTAGGAGTTTTTTCGCTATTTGGCCAAGGAGTAGAGCAGATTGGACATTTTTTAGCGTTTTTGCCCGTACAATTTTTAGCATAACCATGCTTATATTTAAATAAATTTTTGAACCAGAATATAAATTCAAATTTAAATCTTTGAAATGTCATTTTCAACCATTCTTTTAATCAAATTATCAAAAGAATTTTCTGGTTTCCATCCTAGTTCATTTCTTGCTTCTGTCGAATCTCCAAGCAATAGATCAACTTCTGCTGGTCTGTAAAATCTTGGATTTATTTTAACAAGAATTTTCGATTGTACATATCCATCTAGTACTAGATAATCTGGCAGTACTAAGGCTTCTTCTTCTTTTTCTCCTACCCAATGGAATTCATTAATCCCTGCGAATTTAAAAGATTTCTCTACAAATTCTCGAACCGAATGAGTTTCATTTGAAGATAGAATATATTCTTTTGGTTTTTCTTGATTTAACATCAACCATATACCCCTAATAAAATCTTCGGCATGACTCCAATCTCTTTTTGAATCAAGATTTCCTAGTTCTAAAGGTTCAAAAGGTAATTTATTTTGAATACTCTTATGAATTCTTGCCACATTTTGCGTGATTTTTCTTGTGACAAATTCTTCGCCTCTCCTCTCGCTTTCATGATTATATAATATTGAATGAATTGCAAAAAGATTATAAGATTCTCTATATACTTTTGTTATATGCCTTGCCGCAGCTTTGGCTGCTCCATATGGACTTCTTGGGCGTATTGGATGTTTTAAATCTTGAGGGCTATAGAGTACATCTCCCATCTCTTCACTAGATCCAGCGGAATAAAATCTACAATTAGGAGCATATTTTCTAATTGCCTCCAAGCATCTTAGAACTCCTAAAGCTGTTGCGTCAAAAGTTTGTAAAGGTATTTGCCAACTGCTTCCTACAAAAGACTGAGCTGCAAAATTAATAAAATAATCTGGTTGAATTTGACTTACCAATTCATCTAAGGAGTTGCTATCTGAGAGATCGCCTATAACCATCTTAAATCTTGGATTGTCAAGATTATGCTTAATATTTTCTAGATTAGGATTAGAAGACCTTCTTCTGATTCCATATATCATATTATTAGTATTTTTCAACAAATAGTCTACCATATAAGACCCGTCTTGACCTGTTACTCCTGTAATTATTATTTTTTTCATGTTTTATATTCCATTAAGTTATTATTAAAAAATTTTGTTTGTAATTCTAACTTTCTTTTATGTCTCAACATATTTGCATCATCTACTTCTTTTGCTGAGATAGAGCCATATCTAGCTTTTTCTACTGCATCAAAGGTTAATTTATTCGTTTGAACCATAGAATGATATTCTATAGAATTAATGATCTGAAACATTTTATCTTTCCCTATCTGATTTTCAATAAAAGCGAAACAATTCTCCCAATTACTATTACAGAGACCATTTAGATCTTTCTTTATTTCTAATATGCTTAGATAATCAAAAGCATATGCTTCATCAACTTTTAGATTAATCATTTGAATTTTTTAAGTATATCTATTTGCTTATTTGATAAGCTTGGATAAATTCCAATATAGAAACCATTAGTATGTAAAAATTGGCTATTTTTAAAATCTTGATAATTTCCATATTTTCTATAGCATGTTTGTAATAGTAGATTTCCAGATATAATTGGTCTTGTTTCTATGTTATTAGTTTTGCAAAAATTTAATATTTTTTCTACAAAAGTTTTATCTTCAGATATAAATGGAAAACAGAATGGTACAGAAGTTCTATCTTCTAATTCTTTTGGTAAAAGAAGATTATGATTTTTAAAGATCGCTTTGATTTGATTAAATATTTCTATTCTTCTTGAGGAATATGAATGTATTCTTGAAAAGTCCAATAAACCTATAAATGCATTTATATCTGTATTTCTAAAATTGTTCCCTAGCGAATAGAAATCAAATAAATTATCAACATTAGGATTGTTATACTTCTTAGAGTCAAGATCATATACATCTAAACTTCTAGTCATTCCGTGATTCCTATTCATTAGAAAATATTCGTATTCCTGCAAATTATTTGTAAAAATAAAACCTCCCTCTACGCTTTGCAGCTGATGTCCGAAATATGTGCTAGTTGTGCTAGTAAAATATGAAGATATATTCTTATTCTTATAAAGACCTAATGTATTTTCACAATTATCTAATAATATTTTTACTTTATATTTATCTTGCAAATATATCAACTTTTCTATATCTGGTATCTGTCCTATTAAGGATACACAAACTATCGCTGAGACTTCTTCGGAGTTATTTACAAGATATTTTTCTACTAGATCTAAATCTAAACAAAAATCATTTAATGATATATCTATAAATATTGGCTCAAATCCTTCTCTTACGAATGGAGATATAGAAGTTGTCCATGTTGTTGATGGAAAAATGACTTTATTCTTTTTATTTGTATAAAAATTATCTTTTAAGTTCATTGCCAAAAGAGTATTTGCTGTAGAGCCGCTAGATACAAATATTGAATGTTTAACACCTACATATTCTGCAAATACTTTTTCGATCTTTTTTACATATTTATTTTGTGTCCAAAAATTATTTTTATTTAAAATAAAACTAGCTAATTTTATTCTATCTAAATAAGTAAAGCTAGAATTATTTAATGGCCATTTAAAACTAGTCATGTATATCTAATACTATAATATATATTAATATATGTCAATACTATTTCCAAAATGAATACATATTTTTATTTATTTCATAATTCATATATTTTATTTCTTTTTTACTGGTATTTAGATAGTAATAGAACATCTCTCTTATTAAAGATTCTAGATTTGTATCATCTATAAAATTTAAATCTTTTTTAGCTTTCTCGTGATCACAAAAAGCGTGAACTACTTCTTTCCTCTTCTCTAGAAAAACAAGTTTTGATTTATCAAATTTAAATTCTTTACCAATTTGCAGTACCAAATTTGCTGCGTCTTTAATTGTAATAGGTTTATCAGAACCTATATTATAAAATTCGTTATCAAAGTTATACAATAATTTGTCAATAGGACCACACAAGAATTTACAGTCAGAAAATGCGCGGGTCTGTAATCCATCACCATATATAGTTATATCTTCCCCTTCAGCACATTGCCTAATCCAAATCGCAACAGCATTTCTATATTTATCCCAATAATTTTGATATTTAGATATAACATTATGAGGTAATATTGTTGAATATCTCAGACCAAAATGTTCATAGGCTTCTCTTAGATCCATCTCTACTGCCAATTTAGCTATACCATATGGATCTTTAGGATTTCTTTTGTCTGTTTCTTTAAAAGGAGGATTTCCTTCGCCATAAGTTGCAAAACTAGAAAAATTTATTATTTTCTCGATGTTATGATTTATACAAGCATTTATTATATTAATTGATCCAATGAGATTATTCTGATAGTTATAGTTTCTTATAAATGGACTTAATATTTCTGCTGCATAAGCCGCACAATGTATAACAAAATTTGGAGACTCTATCTCAAAGATCTTATTTATTTCATCTTGATTACATATATCATTTACATAAAGTTTAATATCTTCTGGAACATTTTCTATAAAACCACCAGATAAATTATCAATACCTACTACAGAATAACCCTTATTAAGGAAATGTCTTGCTAGGATACTCCCTATCATTCCTGCGGCACCTGTAATTATTATTTTTTTCATTTATTTATGACAGCTAAAACATCATCGGATCTTCCCTTTACATTTCTTAAATCATGAATCTTAAGGTTTGGGTTTAGATTAAATATTAAAGATTTGTTCTGATCTACGTTTACTATATCTTCTATAAAGTATACTCCACCATCTTTTAGCCTAGGAAAAAGTATATTAAATGAAGCTATTTGATGTTCTAACAAATGAGATCCATCATCTATTATAAAATCAAACTTCTCATCTTTTAGAATGTTATCTAAGGCAAGTTTATTTGTTGCATCTACCTCGTAAACTTGAAAACCATCTGGACGAAAGATAAGACTGGATAAGTTAATATCTAAACCTATAATTGTAGAATTAATGAAGAAATCTTTCCATAGCATTAATGAATATCCTTTCGAGACTCCTATCTCTAGTAGACTTATATTATTTCTTTTAGAACTTAATATGTTCTCATAAATCTCTAAGTAGGAATGCGCGGTTCCTTTATCTCCGTCTCCTTCTGGAGTTCTATAATTTTCATATATTTGTTTAAGTGTTTTCATTTTGTTAAATCTAGAAACTCTTTTATTTTACAATGCGCACCAAAACAATCGTTCCAACTTCTTTGAAGTTCTGGTATATCTCCACCCCAGCTAAATTTAGCAGCAATTTCAACTGGTGCATATTTTAAACCGCTTTTCTCTATCAATTCTTTATTCGTAGAGCAAACGACTATATCTTCTTGATTACTATTTATATTGATATCTGGCCATGAACATCTTTCTATAAATCTTTTAGACCTTAGAGAGAATCCTCCATTTCCTACTCTTGTATTATGCAGTGTTCCATGAATCCAAGGAGCGCCAATATAATCATAATCTAAGAATGCATTATTCCAAGCGTTAATATTAGTTATATATCCATCTGTCTGAACTATTAATGCATAATCAGAATTTATATATGAAGATAAATTTTTTATTAAGAATCTATTATATTCTGGATATGTAAACTTTTTAACTTGAATAAATTCATAATCATATTTTATGTTTGGTTTTTCGAAAGAAAAAAGTTTTACTGAGTGAAAATTACATAAACTAGTGCAATAGTTTAAAACTTTTGCTGATTGATTTGGATCAATCCCATCAATTAAAACGCAAGACACTCTCTGTAGATCTAATTTATTCATTTATAATTTTTGGGATATCTATCTTATTTTTTGCATAGAATTCAAGATTTAATTCAAGTTGATTGGTCTCATAATTCCATTTATAACCACAATGACCAAAATGTTTCATTTGATATTCATATTTATCCTTACCATTTGAATGTAACCATGTCATATGTTTAACATGGACTATATCTTTTGGTATTTGTTTATTCGATAAATTTTTATAAGATACTGTACCACCATACTTATCTTTATATATTATATCATTATCCCAATAAAATTCATTTACCTCTTTATCATTAAATCGAGTCCTAAATATTCTCGGAGGACAGAATCCATCGATCCATTGTTTTCCATCAAATACATAATTTTTAAAATTAAGACTATACCAACAATAATCTTGATTTAATCTAATATAATTAATAATGTTTTCTATATCTTTATGCGAATAGAATTCATCTGCATCAACTAACCATATAAGATCGGAATTAATTACCTTTAAATATTGAAGACATAGATCCCTAGCTTTATGTTCCTGTATATAATTTGGACCTGTAAATACATTATCTATTTTATTATCATTGTATAATCCTAATAAGAATTCGGTAGTACCATCATTTTCTTTATTTATATCAAAATACTCTAAAAATGGTAAAGAAACTGCGGATATATTCAAATGAAATCTATCTTTTAGATTTATAAAAGGAGCAATAGTATCTTTAGCATACTTTATACTATTATAACCACAATAAATTATTCCGATTGACATAAAGGTATTTATAAATACTACAGAATATCTCTCAATTTATCAAAAGAATTAAAATCTAGATAGTAAGATCTTTTTGGTTCATGTATCCACATATCGTCTGTATAAAGGAAGTTGGGCATCCATACTCCGCCTTCCCATCCTAAACCAGCTATAAAACATATACATGTTGCGCCACTAGCTATCGCTAAATGATGCATACCACTTTCTACTCCTATATATAAACCCGCTGCTTTTATGACCGAAGCGACTTCTCTAAATGTGAGATTAAAATCTAAAATTTCTACATTCTTTAATAATCTGTGTTCATCACTTAATGCTATGAAAGTATATTTATCTTTATAAGTATCTATGATCCTCTGCCATTGATCTAGTGGAGCCATTCTTAGATTGCAAGGTTGTTGTAATTTAGGATTAAAACCACCAGAAAATGGACTAATTATAATTGGATTCTTATATTTCAGTAAATAATTCCTTCCGAATACCAAATCGTCTAGGTTGAAATTTATCCAAGGAATATAATTATTATGTTTTATATCAAAACATTTAAACCAAGCTTTAATTGTATTTTCAAATATTGGTTTTTCAAATTTTCCATATTTTTTTATAGTATATTCTTGATCAATTGGACTATCAGTATAAATTACCTCGGTCATACCATAGAATATTGAAGCGACTTTTTTACCTCTACTCGTAGGAACTATCTCGAATTTAGTCTTATTCATATATCTATAAAGAGGAGTAAATAACATTAGCTCTCCTAAAACTGGAACTTTTAAGCCAAATTCAAATTCGTATTCCATATTAAAAATTAAAGTCTAAATGATCTAATGCCTGCTGCCATTTCGTCATGCAGAAATATTTAGCTCTTATATCTTCTCCTTTCCATAAGTAATCATCAACATAAGCATAATCCCAAAATGGATAATAATCAAGATTCATGGGAATTACTTCTAGGACTTTACCTCCTACAGCTATCATTAAGAATGGATCTCCAGTATCAGAAAATAGACCTTTACCAATTACCTTATAACATGCGGCAAGTTGTCTAAGATTTAGATTTGGTATATTTATAACTTTGTCATAAGTAACAATTCCGCCTCTACCATTAGTATAAAAATCGCTAGTAATACCAAATTGTAATATTGTATATTTTTTTGATAAAGTATCTATAAAGACTTTATTCATCTCTTCTGTAAATGTTCTAGCTCTCGCCCCATAATTTGTTGGGTCCCAAGAGCAACTATTATTTGGAGTATAAACTATCGGATTATCATATTTTATTAAAAAGTTTTTTGCCCACTCAATCTCTTCATCTTTTAGAATAACAAATGGTATTGCATTTACATCATCAATCCCAAGCGCATTTAACATTCTTTGACTTCTATGAATCCTTTCTTTTGTTTGCGGGCATTCTGGCGCAGGGTTTTTACTAAATGAAACATCGCAAATACCATCTAGCAAAACAGCTTTACCCTTTGCTACTTCGTCATCAATAATTTCTAATATACCATTCTTAATCTTTTTAAAAATAGGAGTCACTGTCATTAAATCTCCTAGGTTACCAACATGAAATCCTATTTTAAATTTATTCATTTTAATTGCTCTATAGAATTAATTATCTGATCTTGAGTAATACAATCTTTACCATCTAAGCCTATTAAATCAATCTTATTGTTAAGATAGTTCTCGGGTGCAAATGCAGAGTAATTCCTAATATGATTTAGTGCATTTTTTAATACTAAATTAATTTGAGGAAATCCATAGGCTCCTATAACCCAACTTGATCCAGAATCTGTGCCTATAGAAAGCTTGCAACCAAGGGTAATCCTTATCATTTCAAAAAAACTAAGATCTGTCATCTTAAAATATTTGCTAATTCCTTCGTCAATATTAGGTTCATTTTCCGCTCCAAAATGAAGTATAGTATAATTAAATTTCTTATCTATGACTTTTAAAGTTTCTTTCCACCAGTTAACAGATGGATTTCGATCTGTATCAACACCATAGCAAGCAAATGGCCAAATAGCTATAGTATCTTCATATTTATTTAATTTAAACCATTTTTCTAGTTTAGGCTTTCTTAAAGCTTCTGGCATTGATTGAAAATCTTGTAAATTTATACCTGCCATTCTGACCGTTTCCTCAATGCAATTATAATCATTATACCAGTCTGTTTTATCTGGATGTTCTGGAAATGGATTAATCGCTATATTACATTCTTGCGCCATCTTTACATCATCGTCTGATAATCCTTCATGTTTTCCTAGTATATGTATTCTATCTATTAATGGATGATTAATGAATAGTGGTGCAGATTGGCTTGTTTTTTGAGATATAGGAAATATTTTATAAGAGTTTTTATATTTAATATCGAGATAATTTAAAACGGGAAGAAACATAATTGTATCCCCTATTAAAGAAGCTCTTCCTGCGAATATCCTAAAATTCTTATCCATTATATGTATTATATACGTTTATTATATTCTCAGCAATCTTTACTTTATTAAATTGAGCCTTATACTTCTCACCATATTTTATCGCAATCTTCTGATATGTTTGATAATTTTTATTTAGATCATATATCTTATTTGCAATCTTTGAGGGATTTGGTTCTACTAAGAATTCTGGAGGAGAAAATTCGTGAGCAGTAACATTATCTAAACATGTAATTGGTATAGATCCGCATATTAAAGCTTCAATCATTGGTAATCCTATTCCTTCATTTTTTGAAGGTAAAAATAAAAATTTAGATGTATTATAATATATATTTAAATCTTCGTCAGATACTGGACCAATGTATTTACCAAAGTTAGGATTCTCATTACCACAGATATTTATCAACGATAAACCATTCTCTATTAGACTTAAAGTTTGATATACTAAACCAATTCTTTTATTAAAGTCATTAGCTCTTCCAACGTATAAAAAAACTTTATCTTTTTTTAATGAACTATCGTAAAAAACATCTTTAACTGGATTGTATATAACAGACACTTCTTTGTCTACAAGATCTTGAAGATCATCTCTTACTGTTTCACTTATAGTAGTTATTGCGTCTGCTTTATTTAAATAATAAGACCATTCTTCTATTAGAACATCAACATTAGATAAATGCCAAGGTATATCTAATATATTTAATATTAAATATCCTCCTTTTGATTCTTTCAACTCTAAAGCGTCTTTATAACCTCCTGTATCATTTGAATATATAATATCAGGATTTTCATAATTTATATTATGATTTAATAATATAAGCCCTTGTTTTATTCTTGGTATTTGACATGTTAAACATTCCCCACCAAATAATGCAATATTCATATAGAAAGATTATGTTTAAATATTTCTATTTTATCAAAAACAGATTTTTCATGTATTATATCTTCTACATCATATCCTGCGCGGTTAGACCAAACTGGTTGCCAAGTATTATTTTGTCTTTTTCTATCTTCCCAATTTAACCATCCAAGATGAATTATAAATGGTAAATCATACTGTTTAATCTTTGATATTGATATATTCTGACATAAAAATGTAGATAAGCAAAGTTGATTATTATTATTTAAAAGTTCGCATGTATCAGATCTTTTTATATCTATTTTTCCATTCGGTAGTTCTGCATTTTTCCAAATGCCTCGATGAAGACCCTGTTTATGCATATACCATTTAGCTCCAATAGACTTATAATGATTTATATCTTTGCATAGATCTATAACTGGTAAAAATATTGCTTCATATTGAGAAGTTAAGAATTGATTTGCAATATTAAACCAAGAATCTTTATTTGGGCTTGGATATTCATCTAAATCCAATCCAATGCATATATCATTCCTACAATTTTGTAGAGCTGCATTTTTAATTTTTCCGTCAAAAGCATAATCTTCGTAATCAAAATCTGTCTCAATAATTTTTATTTTATCTTGAAAGTTTGATTGAAGAGCGCTAACGCTTTGGTCTATATCTTTGTTTACAGCAATAACTATTTCACCTTTATCTCCATCCTCTATAAAGTCTATCCATTTTGGAATGGTAAGTTTCCAATAATTAAAATTATTCTTGTTTAAGTTGAAACAAGAAGCATATATACTATATTTCATTTTATGGATTTATAATAATTTACTAATGTTTCTATCTCTTTATCTACGTGAAATTTTTTAGAATATTCAAATACTTTTTTTCTATCTATCTTTTGTACGACTTGCACGGCTGTAACTAATTGATTTTTTTCTTTGATAAATATACCATTATCTTGAACTAATTCTGGAGTGGCTCCAGAATCAAAATGTATAACTGGTACACCCTTAGATAGAGCTTCAATAGTTGTCCTACCAAATGATTCTTGTAATCTTGAAAATTGACAAAATGCTATAGCTTTAGAAAAGACTGAACTATGATCTTTATATCTATCTAAAAATCCGCCAAATTTAAAATTTGGAAAATTTGGCTCTACTTCTTTTCTTAGATACTCCTCTATCCTACCATCCCCCATTCCATAAGCTAGAAAATTATATTCTGGATAAATAGAAGATAGCTCTATAAATATATCAAGTCCTTTTGCTTGAAAGCCCCAAAAAAGACTTGCACACCAAAGAAAATATTCACCTTTTTCTTGAAAGGAAAAGTCTTCTTCCAATAAAGAGGTATAACATAAAAATGAATTTTTACCTAGTTCTGGTCTATTATTTATGCATCTTTCCATTTGAGTCCTAGATATGAATTTAAAATGTACATTATTTTCTCTTTGTCCTGTTTCTCCTAAAACACCATCTCCTCCACCATGCACATTTACAAATACTGGGCATTTTGCTGTATTTAATTTCCAATGGAAACTTTGGGTGATAATTAGATCTGGATTCAAACCAATAGCGATATCTATTGCCTCATTTTGATAATTTGATCCAATATGGTATTTCTCTGGTAAAGATTCTGTCTCTATAATATTAAAAGGATATTCTTTTTTATCTTTTCTTTTAGCGCATATAACATAAAAAGTATAACCATTTTTATTTAAACCTTCTGCAAGTCTTTCTGTGCATCCTTCAGACCCACCACATGCTGGATGTGGAAATTCATAATCATATCCAGATCCTATTAGAACAATTTTCATATATTAATTCCTATGTCTTTTAGATTCCAAATCTTTTCATCTAATTTAATTGTCTGCAAGTCATGTTTTAAAATATGCCATCTGTAGAATGTTTTTAATATTTCTTCTCGGTTGAACATTTCGCAAAAATATGAATCTGTTTTCCATTCTTCTTTAGAAAGATATTCCTTAAGAGAATCTAAAGTAAAGTCTAATCCTAATTGAGAGCAATAAATCCTAAATTTCTGTCTGTTCATTTCTAGATCTTGATATTCTTGAGGCTTGTCCTCTCTTCCTAATAAAAGATGATTTGACCTTCCGTATACAAAGTAATATTTTGCAAAATGATCTATATAATTACTTAATGGTCTCCCACCTTCCTCGCCATCTAGAAGTCTATATGCGTAATCTCTTTCTTTTTCAAAGATTTGCAACATATTTAAATATTTAGGTCTTGCATTTCTTAAGCCCCAATGAGGATTTCCAAAGAAGAATAGATCATCATAATATTCAAAGCCAAAACCTTTTCCATTATTATGAACAAATCTAATTTGATTTTTCTGAAAATAATTTACATAGTTTTTTATTTCTTTAACAAAATTTATATTAAATCTTTCCATAGAATCTCTAAGGAAGATCCAGTCACCTATCTTTGCTGGTCCTTGTCTTAATATCTCATTGTTCTGATAATCAAAATCATTTGTCCAATTTCTATATATTACCTTACCGCATCCTTTTCTTTCTTCTAGTAGCTCTTTTGTTCCATCGGTAGAGCCGCCATCAACTGCAATAATACCATCAAAATATTGATAACAATCTTTTGTAAGTTCATCTACATTTTTATACTCATTATGAGTTATTATTCCAAGATATATTTTCATTTATTTATATTTACGTTCCAATGAACAAAGCTGCAATTCTTTAATCTTTCTGGGATTTCACCATTCCATTTTTGATCTCTTAAAACTTGTTCCCACTCTTGATCATTAAACTGAGGATATACATGCTTTTCTTTTACTGGACCTTTGGTAAGCCAATGTTGCTTTGTATCTGTCCTGTGTAACCATTCTGATCCGTCTGGATTAATATTACAACTAAAGCATCCCATATCCATGCATAGTGGCGGATCAACATTTACTAATTTTTTAGTCTTTTGTAAATATTTTTGCGTAAAACTTTCATTAGTTTCTCTTGCGGAATATGGTCCTGGACCACCGCAGGGCATCTCTAATGCTAATTCACGATATCTTAAAGTATTAGCAAAGAATGCCCTTTGAGAAAAATTCCCTTGAGTTGCCATGCCAATCGGAGATATAAATTCATATCCTTCCTTTTCTATCTTACTAATCCAAAGATCTAGCTCTTCTCTTTCAAAATTCCTCAAAAAGGTTTGGTCTCCTTCGATATAAAAACCATAATCTGTATTGCAATAATTAAATAGATCTACCGCTCCATATCCTGCGCCATTATTTTCTTTATTAAGAATAAGTTTATTAAATAAACCTTTATTATACATTTCATAATGATAATCTTGTTGTCCACCATTTGCATGAACAATTATCTGATAATTTAATTTAACATATTTTCTAATAGAATTTAGCACCATACTTAATTCATTTGGTCTATTATAGTCTAATAGTAAAAATGAAAAATCATATTTGTTTTCTAAGTTTGTCATATTAATTTCTCTCCATAATCTTATTGTTTATAACCATGATATCTACTGGTGTATTTTTAAAGAATCTCTCTGCGTCCTCTATAGTCTCTACAATTGGTTCTCCATTACAATTTAAACTAGTATTAAGAACCATAGGAACTTGTGTTTTTTCATAAAAACTTTTAATCATATTATAATAATTTTTATTTAAATCTAGCGATACTGTCTGCATTCTGGCAGAATTATCTACATGTGTTATAGCTGGAATATCTTTTGGTCTTTTTACATCGGCAGTAAATAACATAAATGGGCTTTTATTTTCAAAATCAAACCATTCTGAGCATTTCTCTTGAAGGACGGATGGTGCAAAAGGTCTATACCATTCTCGTCTTTTTACAATAAAATTAATAATTTCTCTATTATGAAAATTTCTAGGATCTGCTAGGATCGATCTATTTCCTAAAGCTCTTGGCCCATATTCTGATCTACCTTGATACCATCCTATAATCTTTCCTTTAGAAAGCATAGACGATATATAATCCGCGTCTATATCTATTTCATTTTCAGAGTAATTTTTCCCTAAATAGCAAATATCTCTATCTTGGTAATTAAATCTTTCCTCTCCCAAGATATTATGTGCAACATATAAAGCTGCGCCAACGCATATACCATCATCTCCACAAGCTGGAAAGAGATGTAGATTTTTATATTTAGATTTATTTAATATTAAAGAGTTAGTATTACAATTAAGCATCGAGCCACCAGAAAGACATAGGTTATATACTCCTTCTGTATTTTCTATATTATTAATTGTGTCTAAAATACAATTTTCAAATATATATTGAATTGTTGCAGCGATATTCATCGCTCGAAGTGAATCACTCTCTCTATGCTCAAAATCTATTGGGCTTTCAGCAATATCAAGCCACATCATTCTATACAATTCATCGTGAATAAAATCTTTCTCTGTATATCCTAAATTTGTATATCTTTCTTTGTTATTAAGAACTTTACTAATAATTTTACCATAACAAGCAAGTCCCATTGTAGATCCAGCTTTGTATAATGGATCTCCAATGCCTAATTTTTGAGTAAACATAGCATATGCATTTCCAATCATAAGATTTGGGCATGCTACTGCGTCTATTTTTTTTCCGTTCCCAAATGCAATAAGTGAGTTTGCTCCTCTATGCCCTCCACTTGAATCAACACTAAAACAATATGATTTATCAAAATTACTGGTATAGAAAGCTGATGAACAATGAGACAATTGATGTGCAATTACAAATGCAGGTATCTTGTAATTATTTATAATAAAATGTCCTTGAGCTACTTCATTGCCAAATAATTTTTGATTTGTATCTTGGATCTCAAGATTATTTATATATAATCTTATATCTTGTCCAGCCTTATCAAGAGAATAGTCTGAAACCCCGATTGCGTCTATATCTTTTATTGAAATATTTGCTTGCGATAAAACATAATCTATCGCTTCGATAGTCATTCCTGCATGCTTTTTTATTCTAGTAATTCTTTCGAGACTTATCGCTGATATCAATCTGCCATCTTTTACTAGAGCTACAGAACTATCATGACCAAAGTGTAATCCTAGTATATTTGCCATATTTTATATTATATGGCTTTATTTTAGTAAAGTCAATTATTAACTTAAATTATGTTCTTTTTTAGTTGATTCTGGAATAGCGGCTAGAAACTCTGGACCTTTACTTTTAGCTTTATTGTATAATTTTTTAATAAAAGTATCATATGTCATATTACCAGACATACGACCATAATTACTAATAGCATCTCTTACGTCTTGTGGACTAACAATTGGAAAGCTGCGGGTCTCTGGAAAAAGAAAATCGCTATCTTTTAATTCGCTTCTTTTCTTGCCTTTATATGTCTTTTGATAGGCTTCTGTCTCTGAAATATCAACCTCAAGAATTTCTTGTTTATTGGAATTATTCTGTATGTTTAAATCTGGGTTTTTGATAT